ACATCAAATCCTTTAATATAAAATCCACATAGACCCATTTGAGTTTCATTGGAAATTTTCATAAATAATTTATGTGCTCTATTAATTAAAACTTCCTCATCTTCATCATAATATGAAGTCATTTTAACACCATTTACTGCTGTTGCAACAGAAATACAAACTATTCTACCAAATTCTGGTATTAGTGGAGATTTATTTAGATAAACATCATTGGCATCTTCTTTCCAATCTAATATTTGAGAACTTTTTCTTTCTATTTTTCTCATAAAAAGTTCATATCCTCTAATATCATTCAACTTTAAAGTTTCTAAATCTGCATACATACCTGCAGTTTCGATATCAAAATATACTAATTCTTTATAATCCATTCTTGTTTATTATTTTTTTTAATTTAATTTTTCTAATTTCAGAATCATTATAAAAAAGCTTATAAATTTTACTTTCCAAAAAAAAGTGACCATTTACATTGTATTCAAATTCTTCTTTTCCATTGCGTTTCACATTAGACACACTAATTAAAACTTCTCTAATTTTATAAAAATTATTTTTTTTAAACCGAAAAAATCTTTTTTACACATTAAACGAACACCTTTTTTTAACATTTTTAATTTTTATATTATTATATTTATTTTTTATCCTGCAATTCGCCATTAATATAAACTGGTAAACTTTCATATTTTTCTAAAGTTTCAGCATCAACATAAATAGACATTTCATCATCTAAATCTTTATTTAATTCTTCAATATCTTTTTGATTATGTTCACCTTTCATAAATTTAACCACATTTTCAAACTTACTAACATCTTCTGGTTTAATAATAAATTCATCAAATTCACCATATCTACTTCTATATCCAAAAATATACTTTATACCATATTTTAACCTAGTCCAAAAACCAAATGTGCGTAAATGCGTATGTATATACACCGTTCTATCTGTTACGTTACCTTCTTTATCAACATCTTCATCATATAAGAAAATAAATTGATGATCTGTTGAATGACACTGACATATTATTAATTCTGTATCCATAATTTTTATATTTATTTTAAATTGTAATTTTTATTCCAAATAACATACGGTAATTATACCATTATCTAATTCAGCATTTATTCTATCTATCCTAAAATCCATTGTTATCATATATCTCTCTGAATCTTCTCTAACCACTCTAAATAAGAGACTTTCTTTTTCACAAATTTCTCTACCACTTTTTTCGGTTTCACCTATTAACAAATCTATTATCTTTTGTTCTTTTTCCATAATATTATAATTTATTTAGTAATAATACTAGTAATAATAATACTTTTTGTTTAAAAATATCTATTAAACTTTTTTATATAAATATAATATAATTATCAGAAATAAAAAAATATGGCAATAGAATTAGATAAATTATACATAAAATCAAAGATACAAGATATATTAAATCATAATCACACAGAATCTCAAAAAAAAATAATTAAAGATTTTCCTGATAGATTAAACTTTGCTTGTCCCCTATGTGGAGACTCTTCTAAAACTGCTTCAAAAAAAAGAGGCAATTTATATCTCAAAAATATGCAATATGTATGTTTCAATGAATCAGAATGTTCTAGATCATTCTTAAAATTACTTAAAACGTTCAATGTTGAAGTTGATTTACAGAAAAAACTTGATATTTATGATTATATAGACAATAATATTAAATGGAATAAAAAAGAGGATAATTTTGTAATTGATAAACTTGATAAATTAATAGATATAGATTATCTCACAGAATACCTAAATAGTCATCCAGAAACACAGTTTTCTAACTTTTCTACTGTTAAAAATAATTCGGCAGTATATCAGTACTTAAAATATGAAAGATTAATACACAACTTTGATAATATATACGAAGCAGATTTTTCAATAACACCAAAATGGAAAGAAAAAGTAATGGTAATATTAAATAAATCTGGTAAAAAAGTATTAGGCTTACAAATTAGAAATTTAAAATCAGATGAAAAAAGAGTATATAAAATTTTTAATTTTGAAAAATTATATAATATAATACACCCAGAAGATCCACTTGATGAGATAGAAGCAGTTTCATATAATAAAATTTCAAATTTTTATAATATATTAAATGTAAATTGGGACATACCAGTAACTATATTCGAAGGTTATTTAGATTCAATATTTTATCCTAATTCAATAGGTGCTATTGGTTTAAATTCTATTGATGAAATGTCATTTTTAATGTCTGAAGATTTACTTTTACAATTCTTCTTTGATCAAGATTATGTTGGTATAAAAAAATCTTATAATATGTTAGAAAAGGGATATAAAGTCTTTTTATGGCAAAAATTAATTGAAAGATTGTTAAAAAATAAAAAAGATAAATATAGTGTAGAAAAACACTTATTAAAAGTTAAAGATTTAAATAAAATGGCACAAGAAATGAAAAATGATGATCCTTACAATCAACTTAAATTATATGATTATTTCTCGAATGATTTATTTGATAAATTATATTTAAATTTTAATTCATATCCACACGATGAAAAAAAATTTAAAAATTATAATAAAAATAGATAATATATATTATCTTTGTATAAAATAAAATTAAAAACATAAAATATTAGAATGAGACAAAAAGAAGCTGAACACAAAATTAATTACTTAATTAAATCATCAACTGTAAGATTGGTAGGAGATAACGTAGAAAACTGTGTTTCAGACACAAGAAAAGCTTTAAGCATAGCAAGAGAAATGGGTTTAGATTTAGTTGAAATTTCAAATAATGGTGGAATTTCTATTTGTAAAATTGTTGATTACAATAAATTTCTTTTTGATAAAAAGAAAAAAGAAAAAGAACTCAAAAAGAAACAAAAAGAAAAACAATTTGACATTAAAGAAATCAGAATGACACCAAATACTGATGATCACGATTTCAATTTTAAATTAAATCATGCTAAAAATTTCTTAAGTCACAACGATAAAGTTTTATTAACAGTATTCTTTAAAGGTAGAGAAATCACATATAAAGAAAAAGGTGAAATTATATTATTAAAATTTGCACAAGAATTAGAAGGAATTGGTATTGCTGAAAATTTACCAAAATTAGAAGGTAAAAAAATGGTGATGACTATAAAGCCAATTAAAAAATAATAATTAAATTTATTATTAATTATTATGCTTATTATAATATTTACTTACTGTATAATTAAACCAATTTCTAACAACCAGATTTGACTCAATTGTATATAATAAAAGAGATTTTAATTTATTTAAAAAATCAAATGTTAATTGATTTTGAAACATTACATTAGAAAACGTAGTTCTAATTAAACCATCCTCATAATCAAAACCAGAATTTATTTTATCATTCATGTGTTTTAATTCGTACAACTCTTTTACTTGCATATCTCTTTCTATCATTATATATTATATTTTTTTGCTGCTTTATTTATTGGTGCACCATTCCACTTATTTAAAAGTGCTTCAAAACTATCTATTATATCTAAAACATCATTATCTACTGGTCCATATGTTTCCATCTTATCATTTATATCTGATAATCTATTTTTCATTTCAATTAATTCAGGAATAAATTTTTCTAATTGTTCATGTATATAGTGATATTTATTATTATTACTAAATGCTGAATTAGGCAAATCTTCAAATTGTTGATCAGTATATATTTTACCTTTTTCATCGTAATAATATTCAAAACGTTTAATATTTTTCATTATATGTTATATTTTTTTGAATCAATTTCTAATAACAATTTTTCCAATTCATCATTTGTAACATCAATATAAAATGATGATACAACTTCACCATTATCATTATATAATTGTAATACAAATTGCAACTCATCTTTAGTATAACCAATATGTGTTAATGATAAAAATTCATAATTTATACCACCATAAGGAACATCACCATAATTAGGCTCGTAATCATCATCTTTAGCTAATTTTCTATATATTTCAATAATATATGGTTCTACTAATTGTATAAATTTTACATAATCTACTATCATATTTCTAATAGATGTTACTGTATAATTATTTTCAAATAATTTTAAATAATTCATTTTAATTTATCCTTTTTATCACTCCAAATATAATATCCATTATACTCATTTTCATATGTCATATTTCCCAAAGTTGATATCACATTCAATGTAGTATCAAACGTAATAGTTTGTTGAAATGCAAATTTTACAGCATCTTTATCAATAAAAGTTAACGGCTTAACTTTAATACCAAAAATATCTAATGAATCTGGTATATCACCATAAAACTCTGACATGGCAAATGTTACCAAATTTTCTCTTATATTTTCAACATCTTCTTTATCAAAGATGTGACACTTAAATACAACTCTTTCTGTACCAAGTATATCTCCTGACATATCATTAACCTTATATAAATGTTTTCTTTTATCCGTAATATCAATATATTGTTCATATGTTTTATAATAATCAATCATCATTTTTGTATATTTTGGTCCTGCTAATTTTATATTATAAAAAAACTCATCTAACTTAACATTAGGAATTTGAAACTCATTTAATGGTGTCCATTCTGTAAATTTTGTAATATTTAATGTTTCTTTCATTTTATTTTTATTTATTTTAAACTGTTTCTATATTTTCATATAAAATTCCAATATCATAACTATATGGAATCTCTTCAAGTATTAAGTTATGAATTAAAATTTTATATTTTTGCTCTGGCTCTGTTTGGTCATTATCTTCCACTTTAATTTTTTATTTTTATAATAGTTAAATATTATATTTTTTTGATTCTAATCTAGTTTGCATCCAATCCTCAAATTCAACAGTCTCTATTTTACCCATAAAATATTCAAATTCAACTTCTCCATATATATTCGAAACTTCATTATAACTTTCCTTTAAAGCATCCAAATTATTAAAATCAACATCTTCTTCAAAATCTTCAAAAGAGTCTGAATTATTACGTTCTAAAATCTCATATATTTTATAAACTAAAAATTTACAAGCATTCTGATATGTATCTAATATATAAACATAATCTTCACCATATGGATTTTTTTCAAGGAATAAAAAAAACGCATCATGACTATCAGTACTAGAGTTTTCGTTAAATTTTTGTATTTTCATTATTTATTTTTATCTTCATTATCTTTTTTTATTGCCTCTATTAAACCATTTATATCTTCTTCTGTTATAGGAATAGGTTCAGTAAATTCATATTCTTCCTCTCCAATATCAGTAAATTCAACTCTTGGTCTTGTAGAATATCTTAAAAAAGAACTAGGTACAAAATTTGTCCAAAATATAGTTTTATTTCGTTTATCTATTTTTATAGTAACTTCATCTATACTAAAAATATAATAAAGAAAATTTTCAGAAAATACTATATCTTTTTCATTTTTAATTGCAATTCTTATATAATTAATTAAACTCATAAGCTTTGAATAGTCGCTTTTTCTTTTTTTCTCATCATTTATTTCATCTTGTGTCATTTTTGAATATCGTCTATTTTTAATAAATCCTTTAATAAATTTTAATAAAAAATATGCAGCGCCAATACTTAATAGCCAAGAAAATTCTTCATTAATTTTATATGAATTAAATTCTTTGATATGCTTCATTTTTTTTTCTTTCTTTTTTATTTGTTTGTTTTTATACTCTTCATCTTTCTCTTTAGCTATAAAATCATCCAAAATTTCGTTCAAAGTATTTCTAACAACTTTATTATATTCATCTTCGTCTTTAACTAAATTAATACCTTTGTTTTTAATATCTTCTAATATATCTTTAAATCTTTTTTCATTTTTATAATACTTTTTAAGAGATTTAGCATTAGCACCCTTTTTAATATAAAATCTAATTATAGGATATAACTCTTTAAAAATATCAGATTTTGCTTGTTTTATAATATTATTTTCCATATACTTATATATAATTTTAAAAAATTCAAAATATCATTTTTATATATATTAATAAACGAAAAATAAATAATGAAAAATATTAAACATATAAATGAATTTTTAAAAATATTAGAAAACAATGATAATAATGTTTTTAAAAATGAAAAAGAATTAAAAACACTTTTAATGCAAAATAAAAATTTTGCTAAAGGTGATGTTCATCAAGGCTTACTTGATATTTTTTATAGTCATTATTCAAATAACATAGATTATGATGCATTTTTAGAACTCATAAATGAAAAATACGGTGAGTTGGCAGAATTTTGTGTATTTTTTGCAAGTTACAATTACCAAGTTTGTAACGGTGGACATTTACAATATTTTGATAATGGATATGCAAGTTCAACATCACATGGATTTGGTAGCGAATATAATGATATGGAAAAACACGAATATTTCAAAGAATTATTTATAAAATTAAACTTTAATAATTTATTAAAAAATGGTAAAACCGCATATGATATAATTTCAGATTTTGATTTAGATTTGATAGACGAAGAAGAAAATTGTGGAAATTGTGGTGGTTCTGGTCAAGAAGAATGTTTTAATTGTGAAGGTAATGGTAGAGTTGATTGTGATGTGTGTGGAGGCAATGGAGAAGATGATGATGGAGAACCTTGTGGTAACTGTGATGGTGACGGTCAAATAGAATGTGGTGATTGCGATGGTGATGGAAATTACAAATGCGAAGATTGTCACGGTTCTGGTATATATGAAAGTGGAAAACAAATACCAGATAGCGAATCTTGGTCTAGATTAGATGAAAGATGGTATGAAATTAATGAAAAAGTTATAGAAGAATTCAATAACTATCTAAAATCTCTAACATTAGACGGTAAAAATATAATAGAATTGATTGAACTTGCAAAAAGTACTCAAAATTACAATTTATAAAAAAAGAGAAGGTTAAACCTTCTCTTTTTTATTATTTAACCACTTCTGATTCTGGTTTTGCTTCTACCATTTCTGGCTCAGCAACTTTTAACTTTTCCATTGGCATAACTATCCAAGTAATTATGTATGCTATTAACGATATACCATTAATTAATAATAAAGCCACACAAAGTAATCTAACGATTACTGGGTCAATATTAAAATAATTAGCAATTCCACCACATACACCACCAATAATTTTATCGGTTTTTGATCTGTAAAGTCTTTTTGTTGTTTCCATAATTTTTTTTATTTTTAGTAATATGTTTTACATAGTACTATATATTACTTTTGTTTTTATAAAAAATCGTTTTTAACATTTTTTAACTAATATTTTATTTAAACATATTTTGTTTTATATCATATAAAAATAAAAACATTTAATATTTAATGACAGCACAAGAAAAACGAGAAAAAATAGCAGAATTAAAAAAGAAAATTGATACCACTCAAGCAGATTATGATAGAGCAAAAGCTATGCAATTAGCTTTAAAGCTTGTTATTAATGGTACCTATGGTGCTTTTGCACACCCAAAATTTGTTTTATCTAACTCACATATTGCTAATGCTATTACAGCTATGGGTCGTGATGTTATACAATATATGTTAAAAATGATTGAAAATTATTTTTATAATGAATGGCATTTAGATATTAATGCACATGAAAAATTAGGTTTAGAATATATCGGTGAAAAAAATGGAAAATATTTTCTTTTAGATAAAAATGGTGAAAACATACATTATCCGCACAATTCATTAGATGAATTATTAAGCAAATTGAATATTTATAGAAATGATTTGATAGAAGATAAAAAAGAATTAAATGGTTATAATATATTATGCTATAGAAATATTCATGATTTTAGTAATATATCAAAAATACCAAAAGAAGAACCAATAATTATATACGGTGATACAGATTCTTGCCACAAAGACACTATTATAATTACAAATAATGGAGAAAAAACAATTGAATATTTTTATAACGAAAACATTAAAAAGGGCTCTGCTGGCATAACACTAAAAGGACATGAAAGTGTTTATACAAATGATAAAATATTAAATTATGATGAAAATAAAGGTTTATATTACGCACCAGTAAAAAGAATCATCAGACACAAGGTTTCTAAAACAAAATGGAAATTAAAAACAAAATCGGGTGAGGAGATTATAGTTACTAATGATCATTCAATGATTGTATTTAGGAATGGTAAAAAATTAGAAGTTAAACCATCAGAAATATTAAAAACAGATAAAATTCTATCTGTTAGAAAAAAATAAAATTACTATATTTATATATAGAGATAAACGTATCACCATATGAAACAATATAATAAAAATTGGATAACTTGGTTCAATAAAAATAAAACCAAAAAACTTTATAATGATGTGTTAATAGATATTTTTCCACAACACAAAAGATGTAGAATTTGTGATGGTCCTATATATTTTTATGATTCAACATTTAGTATTAATCGAAACAATGATATATTTCCATTAAAAAAATCTTATTTATCAATTAAAAAATTATATAATAACAATTATCATTTAAGTGTATGTGAAGATTGCTTAACAGAAAAATTTTCAGAATATAAAAATATGAATAAATCTAGAGTCTTTAATAAATTAAATGATATTACAGAATTTGCATTCAATATTCCAAAAGATATTGCTGAAAAATTTAAAAATGAAAATTATAAAGTTACAAAAGATAATTTAATAAAAAAATATGGCGAATTAATTGGTAATGAAAGATGGAACTCTTACAAAAATAAACAAGCATACACAAACACCTTTGATTATAAAAATAAAAAATATAATTGGACATTAGATAAATTTAAAGATTATAATAAAAGTAGATCAATAACTTTATCAAATTTAATTGATAAACACGGAGAAGAAAATGGTATTAAAATTTGGGATGAATATATTATAAAACAAAAAGAAACAAAATCTAAAAAATATGTTATAAATAAATATGGGTTAGAATACTGGATAGCTTTATGTAAGAGTAAAAAAGTTACAATAAATCATTTTATTGAAAAATTTGGTAAAGAAAAAGGCGAGGAACTTTATATAAATAAAATACATAATAATATTTATTTACCATCAAAAATATCGGGCGAAGTTTTTGATAGAATTGATATGATATTAGGTAAAAAATATAAAACATATTATTATAAAAAAGATGGATTCGAATTTGGTAAATTACTTTCTAATGGTAGATATGTTTTTTTAGATTATTATATATTGGATTTAAATATTTGTATAGAATATTATGGCAATGTTTGGCATGCTAATCCTAATTTTTATAAATATAATGATATACCATTTTCATTCAAAGGTAATAAAAAAATCGCACAAGAAATTTGGTACGATGATAAAGAAAGAATATCACTTTTAAAAAAAGACTTTAATATAGACACAATTGTTATTTGGGAGACAGATGATATTTCAATTAAAAATATATTAACAAAAATTAAAAAATTAAAAAATGATAAACAAAATTGAATACTATTTTGATGATATAGAATCGTGTGAAATGATAGGTGAATTTGAAGATGAGTATGTTTATGATATTGAAGTAGATGATAATACTCATACTTTTATTGGTAATAATATATTAGTTCATAATTCTTTATATGTATCTTTTTCACCAGTAATGAAATCTTGCAATTTTAAAGGTGATGAATTAGATTTCATTTTACACTTAGATAGAACGGTTATTAAAAAGAGATTCACAAAATATCTTGATGAATATGCTGAAAGATTTGGTGTTAAAAATCTACACGACTTTGAGCTTGAAACTATAAATAGATCTGCTTTACACATACAGAAAAAGCATTATATAAATAACGTAGTATTTGAAGATGGTATTTTTTATGAAAATTTATCATATTTTTATCCAAAAGGGGTTGAAATTGTCAAATCATCAACACCACCATTTGTAAGAGAAAATATTTATGACTTTTTAAAATATATATTTGCAAATCCAAATAATATAAATATTAGAAAAATATTAACATTAGTTAAAGATTTGAAAAAACAATTCATGATGGCAGACATTGAAGCAATAAGTATGACTACCAGTTGCTCTAACTATCAAACAAAGGTTATAGATGATGTTACTGATGTTGTTACTGTTAAAGGAGCACATTTTGGTGTTAAAGCGGCAGCATTACATAATTATTTATTAAATAAAAACTCTGAATATAAAACTAAATATGATAATATAAGAGGTGGTAGAGTTAAATATTATTATTGTAATCACCCAAAAAATAATGTTTTTGCATATGCTAGAAGTTTTCATCCATATGAAATAGTAGAAAAAGAAAATCTTCGTATAGATTATGATGAACAATTTGATATTTGTATGTTAAATGTTATCAACAGATTTCTAGAGCCAATTGGACTACCAACAATTAATAAAAGATTATCAGTTTTAAACTCAATATTTTCAATATAAAAAAAAATAAAAATTATATGTCAAATATATCTTATAAATTCACAATGTCAATACAACAATTAAAATTTTTCTTGGACAAAGTTCATGATTTATTATCAATTGACAACGAAATATTAATAAAGATAAATAAAGATAAGACTTTATTATACTCAATTGTTGGTGAAAAAATGAACGTTAATGCTTTCAAATCATTTATATACAATACAAATGAATTATTTTCTTTTGATAATGATTTAGAAAAAGAAATTAGATTCATAGTTACAGGAGGCAAGAAATTTGAAGATACGTTAAAACATTATATTGATTATGATGAAGAGATAAATTGTGAACTTTTTATGAATGACGATACTTACGCTGACAATTTTAAATTAAAAAATACAACATTAAATTTAAGTATTGGCGGTGGTGATATTAGAGGAATGAATACTACTATTGATATAGAAAAGATTAATAGTACTTTAAATAAAGATAATATAGATTTTAAATTCATATTAGATAAAAATTCATTTGCTAAAATAAAGAAAATAGGAGCGGTTGATAACGAAAACGATATTTTATATTTGCATATAAAAGATAACAAAATATCAATTGGCGAAGGTAATTGGGATCTTAAAATCAGTGATGTTGAACACGAAGATACTTCAATTTCATTTCCTAAAAAATATTTTAAATCTATAACATTTACAGAAGAAACTATAAATGTCTATGTTTTTGATACATTTCTATTAATAGATAATAATAATACAAGTTTATTGATAGCATTAGAATTAACAATATAACACAATTAACGACCTGGATATCTAAATATTTCAGGTCTTCTTCTATTATACACCTTACTATAAGCACCAACCAAACTATTGTTATTAATTGATTTGCTTGTAATATTTTCTATATATCTCAAAGCATCACCCTGTAAATCATTATTAACATATAAATCTATTAAATTTTTAAAACCTATAGTATCAAAACAAGTTGACAACGTTACTGTACTCATTACAACATCATCATTACCACTCTCAGCTTTATATGTTATATTACCAGCATTTGTTTCGTGTTTACTAAATGTAGTTATTTCATTTATATTAATATCACTATGTAATACCATTCTTCTATTTCTAATAGATTGTTGAAATTCTTTATCTATAATTAAATGCTTATCTTTATTTAATTTCAAACCAATTTTACCAACAATATCTTCTTTATTGTGTTTATATCTTAAAAATATAGAATTTGAATAATTATTTTCACTATCAAACACATTTGGTAAATGAGCTAAAAATTCAGCACCATATGTATTATATTCCAATACAGCTTTAACTCTTTCTGGATCTAATAACTCAAAAGCTATTAAATAAAAAATATGAGCAACCTCCCTAATTGAATAAATATTATTTCTGAATAATCCTATTTGCTCAATTTTAAACAATTCATATAAATTATCATATTTATATTTTTCTATTTCTTTTTTATCTCTCAGCATTATTCTGAATATATTAAGTACAGAATAATCCTTAGCTAAACCTTCTGATAAATCTATGGATATAACAGAATAATATTCCTTTGCTCTCAAAGGATTAAAAAGATCAAGATCCCTTACAAATTTTAATGATTCATATGGAATATTTAATTTTTTAAATTGAGGAAAATCAATATAATCAAATGGTAATTGTTTAGATTTTAATAAATCTATTGTTTCTTTATTAAATAAAATCTTATCACCTGTAACAAAATGTAATCCGTATTCTTGATCAAATTTTTCAGCAGAACCTATTAATTTTGTTTCTTCTTCTTGCCAATTTGAAACAAGTGCAAATTCTTGTAATGGTATACCATTTATTCTAATTTTTCTAATATTATCAATATATGTCTTTTCATCTTCTACATCATATTTAACACAATCAATAATATCATCACCAACATGTCTTTTATATAATGTAATATCATATTTTTCCCTTATTTCTCTTAATATAGAAGATTTTGATAAACCATATTTCTTTATTTTAAAATCTAATATTTTTATTTTAGTATCTTCTCTACCATCTACTTGATTCCAATAAACTCTCATTGCTTTATATGGATTCTTCATCGGATCATCATCAGGCAATTCTGCAGCAGTTATCAGCTCCCAAAACATATTATATCCATTTGGTGTTGATGTTATTATAATTCTTGAATTGTTTATAGATGATACTACTGGTACAATTGCACCATAGTAATCTCTAATAAAATTATCTGGAATGTGAGCAAACTCATCAAGATATAACAAGTCAATAGTAAAACCGATTGATGGTTCTTTTGTTCTATTTTCTGTTTGTATTCTTGAATTATTTTCAAATGAAACTTGTGTTTCACTCCAGTTGGTAACACCCTTTTTCAAAAAGAATGGTAACAATTTATAAATATCTTTAATTTTTCTAATAATTTCTTTAACTGTTTTTCCCTTATTTGCAACTATCATACAACCTTTATCATCATTAAACATGACAAAATGTAATATAGCAATTGCAGCGGAAACTGTTTTGCCAACCTGTCTTGAGGCCATTAAAATACACCTTGAATTTTTTGTATAAAGATCTATAATATCCTTTTGATATTCGCGTAGTTTCATTTGACCAATAGAACCATCTTCCAATTTAATTTTACAATAATTATCAGCAAAATAATGAATATTAATTTTACATTTAATATATTCTTCGAATTCGCTATCTGACATAGCAAATGTTAAATTTGGTTTTCTAATACCTTTTAAATTACTAAACCAAATTTTTTCATATCTTTTTAATATTTTACCTAGATTATCTCTCTGTTCTATTTCTTCAACTATCTCACTGGTGAGAATAAATTCTTCGATTTTTTCTGACATTTTTATAAACTATTTTTTATTCAAACACAAAATCTATGTTATATCCATTTATTACAAAATTTAAATATAAAATATCCCTTACTGTTCCTTCATATAAGTTAAGATCAAATTGATAACCCAATTCATTTAACTCTGGAATATATGTGTTTATTTGCTCTATTACTTTTGATTTAAGTGAACCTGTAGTAACTCTAGTCTGCCATAGATAATATTCTAAATTAACACCAATATTAGTATCACCTAAAACTTCACCTTTATTTGTGAATAATATCATTTCTAATTTTTGAACTATTACCTCTACTTCACTATCTTCTATGATTCTACCTGGTTCATACTTTGGATGACCAGGATATCTTATAACTAAATCTTTTACACTCTTTAAAGCCATTTTAAACCTTATTTTTATTATATATATAAAAAATAAGGTTCTATAAATGGATAATGTAAATTTTATATCAATAATAGATTATATCGGTGGTATCAATAACGGAGTTGCACTGTTATTATCTATGAAAGTAAATGATAATATTTATGAAATTGGATATTGGTTTGATAGAAATGATAATTATCTATTATCTGCAGATGAAAATTTTTTGAAAGATTTTAACATAAAAAGTATTTATGAATACAAAAATCACAAAAAACTATCTTATTATATACATAACTTTGTATTACAAAATAAAGAAGAATTGTTAAATGATTTTCTAGAAAATCATGAATGATTATCTTTCTGTGACACCCTTCCAAATAATATTTACACTACTAAATCCGATTGCAGTATTAGGATCTTCTGAAAAATAAATATCGTTTCTATTTTTCCAACCACCTCTTAAAATAATCAATTCATTATAACCTATTATAATATCACCCAAAATTGGATCTATGCCTACCATTTTTTTAGGATCATATTTAGATAAATCAGAATAAGCAACAATAGTTGAATCTCCAATAGAAGTATTATTAATACCTTTTTGATCTAAAATTGGCTCACCATTAACAGTAATTGCATTAGCTAATAATTGAGCATTTGTACTATTTGTTCCATCTTTGGTTAAATCGTATTGATAATATGAATTATTTTGATTTGTATTAACAACAATATTTCTATAATTATCAGCAGAAACATTAACAGAATTTGTATTTGTTGCATAAGTAGAATTTAAAATTGATTTCTGATTCGATGATAATAATGCACCATCCCTATGATAATCTTCATTTGCCTTACCAACAAATTCTATATTAACAGAATCTATACCATCAATAATTTTCAAACCAGCAATTATATCAGATTTTATAATTCTATCATATCTACTATATGTTGCAAAAAATTCAGACAATTTAGTAATAACATTTTCTCTAATATTATCTTCTAATACATCTTGAAATCTTCTAATAAACACATTTATTATAAAAAATCTTTTAACTGGATCTAAAATTTTAATATATGATGTTATACTTATTATACCTTGTATTTTGAGAAAATTTATAATTCTCTTTTTCTCAGTATCATCTAAATAAAAAGCATCCAATGATACGTTAAAATAATTAACATCAGTTGAAAAATAATCTGTAATTCTAGGTATTAAATATAAATACATCTCATTGATATTAATTTGATCTAAAGAACCATCACTATCAATATCAATATTAACCATATCTAATGTATTAAACGCATTAACCTTAGAAAACATATTTAATTTTTTAAGATGATATATATACTGAGAAGGTGTTGCAAGAACAAAATTTCTAGAAACATAAGGAATAACAGATTTAGTATATTCTACACTTTCACCATTGCTTGCAAATTTTATATCAGTTTCTATAAAAATATCAAATAATTGAGATACCAATATTGCATTACCACTATCATCATATATATCATCAATAAAAATAAAATCATTAAGCTTATTATTAAGTATATTACCAATTAATCCATTATTTAACAAATATGTCACTTCTATAACTGAACCAATAGGTGGTACAATTCCATTTACACCATTTCCAAAATAAACATCTAAACCACCATTAAATCCTGTTCTAGTGTAGCAAGCATATTCATTTTCAAGCATATCATATATATGATCTTTAATCTGTAAATTAATACCATTTAAAGTAACTTTATAATCAAAATTATCAATTGCAGCACTATTACTAACTGTAACTTGAAAAGATTGTATTATTGTACCATCTCCAGTAAAAGTTTGAGTTTCATATCTACCTTGTACTACATTTATAAAAAATTGACATCCTGGTAATAAAGAGAAATAATTTCTAAAATTTCCAATCTTTAAAGAATAAAAAAGACCATTTGTTCTGTTTTTTATTAAAGTATTATCATATATTATCACCTGACCATTTGATACATACTTGTCAATAGGAACACCTTGTTTAAGTTTAAATTTTAATGTACCTTTTGCTGATATTGCTCTTGATGGATTATGACCAGATATTCTAGCAATATTACTTATCATTCTTTTAGAATTTGCTTGTTCTATATCTAATTGTCTAACAGCATTTTTTAAATATAAAATGTTTTGAAGAAAAAATTCTTTTGTTACTTCCAATATTTGACCATAAGGTGATGAAGCATTAAAAAGTATAGAAGATTTATCATAAATTGTACCCAACCAACTTTTTATTTGATTTGTAATATTAGTATAATTTAATTCTATTCTATTAAAAACTCTATTGAGCTTCGTGGTTCTTGCCATTACATTTTTATTTTATTTTTTAAGTTATCACCTATGGTTTCAACAAGATTATCCAAACCACTTTGTTTAACTTCATGCTTATCACCAAAAATATCAAAAGAGAATATATATTCATCATCTTTTTCTTTTGTTATTTTCAATTTAACACTCTGATTATTATTTAAATCAATTGTAAAGTCAAAAAACAAAGACTTACAAGGCATTATATTTATTTTTTCTTCCTTAACATTAACAACCGATATGTCCGAAATGTTATTATCCTCAAACCAAGTATTTATTAATGTTGATGGAGATTTTACAAATTTTGATAATATTTTAATATTATCACCAAATTTATTATTATTAAATATATCAGTTAATTTACTAGCAAAATTATCTAAAGAATTAAATTCAACTCTAACATACTGGCAATTTATATCATATAAGTATGTAAAATAATTTTTAGTCAATTTAGTTTTATTAGCATCCGTCATAAATAATAATTTAGTATAAATAACATTGATATCATCATATAAAACTTTATTTAATGATATTACTAATTTATACTCATCTGATGCGCTATTTTTTTCATAAACACTCTCAACAGATAAAACTTTCGTTGAATCAAAAGTTTGTTTTATTTTACTAACCAAATCACCTATTAAAATTTCCATATATTAAATTATTTTATATGATACATCATATCTTTCAGCCATAGTAGTAGTATTAGAGGCATCAATTCTCAACACTGACACTTGGATACCTCTGTAATAACTAACTCTTGGGTGTCCAACTAAACTACATCCTGGAACTTGTAATTCTATCGTTAATGTTGTACCAGATTTAACTAATATTAAATAAGGTCCACTATAATCAACCACTTCATTCGTTGTTGTCAATAAATATAAATTTTGAACATATACAACATCATCAACCTCAAATAAATCTTCAGTTAAATATAAATCAGTAAACCCTGTTCCACAATATGTTGCTCCAGTACTAATACCAGTTGAATTAACATAAATATTTTCATTAATATAATAACTATTATTATAAATATTATTTAAAGAATCCAAAGAATCATATGATTCTAAATCTACTGGCGTATCAACCGATACCAACGTTTCTTCTGTTTTAGTGCCACTTTGATTAAATAAAATATTAACATATAATCTTTGCGAATACAATGCAACATCAGCTTTTATATAAATTTCCAATTTTTGCTTATATTCTAAATCTCTATCAATAAGAACAGAAACTGTACCTGTATTATAATAAACATTATCATTTATTAAATTTAATAACATCTGTCCAGAATATTTTAATGCTATTGGATAAGATGTACCTGTTGTTGACAAATTATAATTATATGCATCATTTAAACTGATAGTATGTATTTCATCATATGCAACACCAACAACATTCATTTGTAATTTAGGATATGTTCCAGAATAATCTATGGATATTTTTGCAGTATCAGAATCAATAAATTGATTTGTAGCATATAATCTTAAAAGCTCTTCCATGTTTCTCATTCTACTCTTAACATCATCAATATCAGTTTGAGAGTATATTAAGCTTTTCATTTCTTGAAGATCTAAATTAATTCTAATGAATTCTTCTATAATATTAATGAAATTTTCATTTACCTTATAATATCTCTTCATCATTTCATTATACATATCAAATCCAAACATATTGTAAATTGTACTAGGATCATATGTCATAGGCTGAACATCATTATCTATGTTATAATGTAAATTTAAATTAAACATATATGATAAACCATCATTTGAACCATTGGTTACAAGTTTTTGATAAGGGGTAATTAAAGTATTTAAGTTATCATCGTCACTATCAGGGTTATTCAAAAATTCTATACCATATAAATTAACATAAGATTTATAAGAATTGTCTTGTTGCTTCTCAATTAATTCATAATACCATAAGATAGCATTGAAATTAAAATCAGAAGGAGCTTGACCTTGAATAGATATGGAATTAAACTCATCAAAATTTTTAGACTCCAATCCAGGAATATTCATTTTATAATAATGTCTTCTATCAACATCTAAAAATACACCATCTATATTATCTGAACTAAAATCTGTTAATTTTTCAATATAATCATCTGCATTTAAACCTGTATTTTCATTTAACAATACTCCATAATAGTCACCTTGATACCTAAGAGCATCACCATTAGAACATAAATATGTGTTATCTTGTGTATCAAATTGACCAAAATATGAGCCTGGATAGTCAGCAGGATTAGCCACAATTGGTGAATTTAAACTTTCTGCACCAATTATTTCTGTTTGTATCTCATCTGCTAATATTGGCACTTCTAAATTTGGATAATAGTTTGAGTTATCTCTTATACCAAATAAAACCGTTGGTGTTTTACCAGCATGATGTGGAATATAAGCAGTAACTTCTTGACCAACTCTAGACGCTGTTTGAATATTTGTTATTTGATTTATCTCTCCAACATATTGTATCAATCTATTATAATTTAAATAAACATTTGTATCAGTTAAACTACCACCACTTCCAGCAAAGTGTTTATTTAACCAAATACTAGTAGTAGAGCCAGAAAATTCAATATAAACTATTTTATAAGAAACTCCAACATATATACACTCACTACCAGTATCACCCGATAATGTTATTCTATCGGTATTATTAGTAGTGGTAAATATAACTTCATCTCCGACTTTAAACTTTGCAATTTCATTTATAGTAATTTTTGGTGTACGTTGATATTCATATTGATGATCATCATCACTTTCAAAAACACTTGTAGCTTTATAATTTATAATTTCCCTTTCTTTCCACAAATATTTTCTAAAATAGTCTGGATAAGTAATGGTTGATTTATTAGGATTATCAAAATCTGAAATGTTTTTATCCCAATCAACCTTATGTACTGCTGGTTCAAAATCTATCAAATTTAATTTTCTACACCACTTCCAAAAAATTTGTTCTGTTGGTGTATATCTTTCTTCAATATTATAAAAATCAGTGTTAGAATTTATTCTACTTTCATGTAAAGTAGTATCATAATTTGCTACATAATTTCTCAAAGATTCAACTAATTGTTCTGATAACTTACTTGGTAGTGAAGTAGATGGATCATCACAATAAAAAGCATTTTCTCCCATATCAGATTTTGGTATAAAATCCATAACTCCATCAATTGGATAAGGTGAACCATCTTTTTGTATTGGTATATTTAATAGTGCAAATTTACTAAAATTTAAATTATAAAAATCATTATAATTTGCTAAATTTAAATCTGAAGCTGCCGAAGGAAAAGCGTAAAAGCTTGTGCCCCTGTCTTTTAGCCTTTTGTAGCAAGGAGTAGCCATATTATTTTATTTTATTTTTTTTTATTATATATTAATATTTTAATTTTTATATAATTCTTTTTTTAATTTTTGTAAAATATCTTCATCATATTTTATTCTTATTAATTTAATTTGATTCTCTGTACAAAAATTAGTTTTGATATCATCATTAATTTTGGTATTTTTTAATTTTTTATCACCACCAAAATACTTTATTGGAATAAAATGTTGTATTCCATCATATTCTATACAACAATTATATTTTGGTAAATAAAAATCAAATGATAATTTTAAAATATTAACACATTTATCGAATTTTTGTTGTCTATTAAAAATAATATCATTTTCTTTTAAAAATTTAGCAATTTGTTTTTCACCAAAACTTTCACCGCAAATTGAACAACCTCTCTTGGTACCATTAATATGATCATTTGGTGCTAAATTAAATTCACCATGAATTTGACAAATAATTTTAACCTTATCAAATGTATTAATATACTCAACTAATGAATAATCATATTTGTTTCCGTGTATTTTTTTTGCCTTTTCAATAAAAATATCTGTATTTAATTTTTTTATATCATCCGAACATTTTTTACAACCACTTCCTCTTATATGATATATTACTTCCTGTTCAAACATACCGTGTTTAGGACAAACTATTTTAACTTTTGTATATTTATCTTTATAATCCACTAAATAATAATCATATTTATTATTGTGTGTTTTTTTAGAACTGCGTATAAAATTCTCCTCCCTTTTACACAAAACACAACCAACATCAATATGAGATTGAGGAAATTGTTCAAATTTTCCATGTTTAGGACAGATAATATCTACTTTAGTATAAGAATTTTTATATTTTGTTAAACTATAATCATATTTATTATGATGAACATTATTTGCATTTTCAATAAAATTATTAATATTTATTGAACATTTTATACAACCACAACCATTTAAATGAACAGATGGCAACTGTTCAAATTCTCCATGCTTAGGACATAATATTTTTATTTTATTTTGTGAATTTTTATACTCAACCAACGAATAATCATAATAGTTATTGTGTTTTTCTTTAGCTCTTTTAATAAAATTAGATAATGTTAATTTTTTTGTACCACCACAATTAGGACAACCTCGTTTAATGAAATGTTTATCAGGAGTTTGTTCAAATTTACCATGTTCTTTACAAATTATAATAACTTTAGTTCTCAAATTTATATAATTAACCAATGAATAATCATATTTATCACCATGTATTTCAATTGAACTGTCTATAAACCATTTATTATCATATCTCATATTTATTATATATAAAAATTATATCTTCATAAAAATAAAAAAGAGTGTTATTTTCATAACACTCTTTTTTCATTAAAATAATTAACACTAATAATCACCATACCACAATCTTCTATTTAACTCCATTCTTATAAGACGAATATCAATTTCATAATCATCATTTTCTTTTTTTAAATCATCATAATTATTATTTTCTTCCTTCGCCATATCTATAAGAATTTCATTTTTTTCAGATATTTTTTCATATTTTTTTAACAATTTCTTTAACTCTTCTGTTTTTATATTTCCGTAAAAATCAATTATCTTTGTCATCTTCTATTTTATTAAGTTTTTTTACTCTATTTTTATTTTTCTTATATCTCTCATATTTAACACCATCATTTATAGCATCAGATGAAATAGTATTTAATATAAATTCCAATTCTAAATGATCCTCATATTTTGATGCCCTAAACCCACCACTTGTCATAGCAAAAACATCATCATCTTCAATATAAACATTATTTAATAATTGAATAACAACAGTTTTCATATCATTTATTGTTGGAACATCCATACCTTGAGATTTTGTATTATACCATTTCCAATCAACAAACTTCATAACATTATAAACTTTATTAAAATTAAAATTATCTACAATATACTTAATATGTTCATCTTTATTTATTGTAAAACTCATAATTTATAAATTATTTTTAAAATGTTCAATTAATAAATTTTCAATTAATGTTGATTTTGTTACTTCCTTCTCTTCAATAACCTCCTCCAACATTTTATTAATTTTTCTATTTAAAGATATAGAACATTTAACTTTCTTCTCATCTATTGGTAATTTTTTTCTCATAATATTTATATATTATATTGAAAAAAAGTTTAAAAAATAGAAAACATGACGCATGATTATTTATATATAGTATAAAAATAGTATAATTATGAAAACTAAAAGAGGTATAATAAAGGATAGTGTTTCCATAACATTAAACCCAGACATAATGAAAATGTTAAAAGATGAAACCAATAACAAGTCAAAATTAATCGAATGGTTGTTGTTAAACTATTTTAACAACATTGGTAAAGATACTAAAAATATAATGATTTAATATGATAATAACAAAAAGTGTTAAAATAGAAATTAATAAAGGTAACATACCTTATTATAAAAAATATGAAGAATTTAAAAATATAAAAATTGGTGATATTATTGATGTTGATTTAAAATATCTATCAAAATCGAATCATAGTAAAATAGAATATATCTGTGATATTTGTGGAGCAAAAAAGGAAACAACATATGTATCATATTGTGATCCGAGAAGAGATAAAGATAAAGATGTGTGCAAAGGTACTTGTGCTAATGAAAAAAGGGAAAACACAAATATGGAACTTTATGGTGTTAAAAACTGTTTTCAAAACGAAAAAATGAAAGAAACAGCAAAAGAAACTATGTTAAAAAAATATGGTGTATATCATAACATGAAAACAGAAAAGTGTTTAAATGATAGAAAAGAAACATATATTAAAAATTGGGGTGTTGATAATCCGACAAAAAATAGAGGTATTTTTAAAAAAGCATTAAATTCAGGTAAAAAAATAAAATATTTCAATAATACAAATATATATTATCAAGGATTATATGAATTAGATTTTTTAGAAAATTTTTATGATAAAATAGAAATAGAAAATGGTCTATCAATACAATATATATTTAATGATGAAGAAAAAATATATCATAGCGACTTTTTTATTCCAAATAAAAATTTAATAATAGAAATAAAATCAACATATTGGTATGAACGTCAAAAAGATATGAATATCGCTAAAATATCATATACCAAGGAAAAATATAATTTCATTTTAATATTAGATAAACAATATGACGAATTTATAAAATATATAAATATTTAATAGTCAGCATTATGGTAGTGGCATACCAAATACTCGCTTGGAATTTCTAATTTTTTGAATTTTAAACCCATGCTTACTAATTTAAACATAAAAATAAAATCCTGGCCATAACCAACAGACCATGAGTTAGTTATCTCCTTTAAATTTTTATGACTTATTGAACTAGTTCCAATACTTGCCCATCTTGGTTCAACTATTCTTAAATGTAATTTTTTAAATGTTGAATCTAATGTCATATAATCATTATAATAAACCATATCATAATTTTCTAAATCAAATTGTTCAACAATCTTTTTTAAATGATTTGAACCCAAAACATCATCAGAATCTAAATATGAAATTATATCACCGTCTGCCAATTTAAGTGCAATATTTCGCATTTCACCTGAGTATAATTGTTGTTTAGGTATTTGTATTACCTTTATATTCTTATCATCTATAAAAAATTTATTATACAAATCTACAGTTAATTGACAACCATCAGAAACTATAATCAATTCCTTATTATCATATGTCTGTTTTTTA